AGTGCAAGGAGTGCAAGCACAAACTTGAGCATGAGGCCAAGTCGGAGTTTTTGGCCGGTGGCCAATGGCAGGCGACGGAAACCAACGTCTCGGCGGAGGAATCGCGGGGCTTTTACATCAACCAGCTTTACTCGTCCACGGTGACGCCCGGCGAATTGGTGATCGCCTACCACCGCGGGCTGGGCGACGAGGCGGCCAATATCGAGTTCCACAACAGCAAGCTCGGGACGCCGTTTATCGGTGACGGCGCCCAGATCACGGATGAGATGATCGAGGCGTGCCTCAAGGGGCACACGATCAACGACGCCCGCCCACAGGTCGGTGGCGATCGCCTTGTGACAATGGGGGTTGACCAGGGGAAGACCGGATACGTCTCGGTCCTCGAATGGCTTTTCGACCGGCATCCGGGGGCCGACATCAACGCCGCCGCCATCGGCAAGTTGCTCTGGTTCGGCAAGTTCTTGGAGGAAGATTGGGGTTACCTGGGCGAACTGATGCGGGAGTGGCAGGTGTTGGCGTGCGTGGTGGACGCCGACCCGAACGTCAACGACGCCCGCCGCTTTGCCAAGCGGTTCCATGGCTACGTCTGGCTGACGCGTTATCGGCGAGGCCAGACGGCCAAGGAGATCGCCATCAGTGAAGAGGAGACCGGTGCTCCGTTTGCCACGGTGGATCGCACGAGCTGGCTTAGTTGCACGCTCGGCCGCCTGAAAACTAACCCGCCCCGCATCCTGTTGCCGCGCGACATCAGCTTGGAGTATCGCGAGCACCTGAAGAACCTCGTTCGGACCTACGAAAAGGACGACACCGGCAATATGGTGGCGACCTACGTGAACACTGGGCCGGATCACTATGCCCATAGCCTGGTGTACGCCGACATCGGCCTGGCGCTGGCCCCCGTCACCAGCGGCGGGGAAGACATCGGAAAAGTGACCTAACGAGAGATCGGTTATGCCCGACAGCCAAACCATCAATCTGGTCGATAGCCGCCACCCTGGCTACATGTCTGGCATGACGGACTGGCGCAAGTGGCGTTTGACCTACGATGGGGGCGACGAGTTCCGCGAGGTCTACCTGGAGAAGTTTTCGGCCAGGGAAGACCAGTTGGAGTTCAACGCCCGCAAGGCCATGACGCCGATCCCGAACTTTGCCGGTGCGGCGATCAACGATATCCGCAACGCAATTTATCAGCGGATGCGCGACATCACCCGTAAGGGCGGCAGCAGAAACTACCAGTATGCCGTCAACGGCCTGAACCTGGGAGTGGACCGGCGCGGCTCCACCATGAACGCCTTTGTCGGCGTGAAGGTCTTGACCGAGCTGCTGGTCATGGGGCGGGTGGGCATCTTTGTCGATGCCCCGCCGGTCCCGCAGGACGCTACGTTGGCGGACACGGGCAGCGTGAGGCCGTACCTCTACAAGTATGACGTTGAGGACATCCTTTCGTGGACCTGCTCGAAGCCGGAAGCCCCGTCCGAGTTCCAGGCGATCCTGCTCCGCGACACCGTGATGCAGCTTGACCAGAGCTACTTTCTGCCGACCGTGCAGGTGCAGCGGTATCGCTACCTGTGGATCGATCCGACCACGAACAAGGTGAACTTGCAGTTCTACAACTTGCAGGGTCAGCCGGTCGATCAGTTTGGCGAACCGGGCGGGGCCATCGAGTTGGAACTGACGCGCATCCCGTTCGTGATGCTGGACATCGGCAACAGCCTGATCAAGGGCGTCTGTCAGCACCAGATCGCGCTACTGAACCTGGGTTCGAGTGACGTGAGCTACGCCTTGCGGAGTAACTTCCCGTTCTATGTGGAACAGAAGGACCTGCGGGCGGTCGGCGCCCATTTGAAGCACGCCGCAACGGCGGACGGCACAGCCACCGCTGGCGGCCAAGGGGCGGCCGAGACCGACATCAAGGTCGGCGCGACCCACGGCCGGGCCTACGACAAGGGAATGAATGCGCCGGCCTTCATCAATCCTTCGGCCGAACCGCTGCGGGCCAGCTTGGAACTACAGGCAAAACTCAAGGCGGACATCCGTGAGTTGGTCAACCTGGCGGTCTCGGCATTGGCGGTGCGGGCTTCGGCCGAATCGAAGGCGATGGACAACCAGGGCCTCGAAGCGGGCCTGAGCTACATCGGTCTGCTGCTGGAAAGCGCCGAGCGACAGCTTTGCGAGCACTGGGCTGCCTACGAAGAGCGGAACCGGGAGCGGCGTGAAGTGGCGACGGTGAAGTACCCGGAGAGGTACAGCCTGAAGTCCGACACCGACCGCATCAAGGAAGCCCAAGACCTGAAGAAGCTCATGGATGCGATCCCTGGCCGCAAGGTCAAGCGCGAGTTGGCGAAGGGCATGGTCTCAGCGCTGCTGGGTGGAAAGATCAGTGTGGATGACCTCGACGCCGTTAATTCTGAGATCGACGAGGCCAACTACACGACCAGCGATCCCAACGTGATTATCCAGGCCGTGATTAACGGCGTTTGCGGCGAGAAGACCGGCTCGGTCGCTCTGGGCTTCGACGAAGAGGAGTATCTGAGGGCACGCGAAGATCACATGGCCCGCATCGAACGGATCGCCGAGGCCCAGGGCATGGGGAAAGACAACAACAGCGCAGGCGACCCCGCCGCGCGCGGTTTGCAGGACTTGTCAGCCAACCCGAACGCCGGGAAGGACGAGAAGGCAGCCAGCCGCGACAACACGCTACGGGACACGACCGCCTCTCGCGTCCGGGGACAAGGTAAGAAGTTCGAGTAGGACATGCAAACCGACATCGGGAAAGAAGCTGCTGCGACCCTGGACTTCGGCCATTGTCGAGTCGGGATGACGGCCCGCCGTCTGACTGCTGAGCCGTCCCCGTGCCTGAAGGGCGTTTTGATTCGTGCGCCTGGCAGTGTGGACCCGACACCGAATACGGTGTGTATCTGGGTCGGTGATGCTCGGGTGGTGGCGTCCAGCGACGAGGACCGTGGCGGGATGCCAGTTCCGCCCGGTGAAGCGTTGTTTGTTCCGATTGACGACCCGTATCGGCTGTGGGTGATCTCCACTGTCGCCGATCAAGATGTAGCTTGGATGGCGATGTGACATGACGCAGTTCTACCACTCAGGTGGCTCCGGCCACGGTCCCCCAGGCATCCAAGGTGTGAAGGGGGACAAGGGCGATGTCGGACCCGGCGTAATCAACTGGCGGGGCGTATGGAGCAACATCGCGGCCTATGTATTGAATGACGCTGTGGCGCATAACGGCTCCTCCTACATCTGTGTTCAAGCCCACACCGATTCCGAACCGCCGTCCGTCAAATGGGCGGTGTTGGCGTCGAAGGGCGACCAGGGAATTCCGGGCGAGCGCGGCTTGCAAGGAATCCAGGGCGATCGCGGCGAGCGCGGTGAGCGCGGCGAGCGCGGCGAGCGCGGAATCCAAGGCGTCGGTGTCCCCGGTCCACAAGGGCAGAAAGGCGAACGAGGTTTGCAGGGAGAGCCGGGTGCCGCAGGATCGCCGGGATTGGTGTGGCGAGGCGAATGGGACAGGACGACGTGGTACGTCGTCCCCGATGTTGTACAGAAAGATGGCTCGGCTTACGTCTGCGTGGCGTCAAATCTCGATTCGGCACCGCCTTCCGCAGCTTGGTCACTGTTGGCCGCACGCGGAGAACAAGGTCCACCGGGACCGTAGGAAGTGAGTGATGGGCCACGTCAATCCGAGTTATCCCTACACAGTCTGGGATGGTGATACGGCCAATACGTCCCGGCAAGGGATGGTCGGTGATTGTGCCCCGAATCAACAGGACTGGGACAGAATCCGTGCGGAAGTCATCGCCACGCAGGAGAAGGTCAACGAGGTTGAAAGGCTTTTTGCGAGGACAGCACGCAGCCTCGGATTGAATTGGCGCGGTGCATGGGACGCAATGACCGTCTATGCGGCCAACGACGCTGTGGAACGCAACGGTGCGTCGTATGTCGCCACGACAGCCAATATGAACGCTGAGCCGCCCTCGCCTGTGTGGGACGTGCTGGCTGCCAAGGGGAGCGACGGGGCGCAAGGTCTGCCCGGAGACAAGGGCGACCAGGGCGATGCCGGAGCCGCCGGTCCAGCGGGAATCACCTGGCGCGGAACGTGGTCTGGAGCGACGGCCTACGTCCTGCGCGATGGCGTGACCTTCAATGGCACGTCCTATGTCTGCACGGCGGGAAACACCAACCAGCAGCCACCCAATGCGAGCTACTGGGACGTGCTGGCTGCCAAGGGGAGCGACGGGGCGCAAGGTCTGCCCGGAGACAAGGGCGACCAGGGCGATGCCGGAGCCGCCGG